GACCTTACGCGTCATTCCGAACTGACGGGCAGTCTTTTCCACTGTAGCTTCGCGCGCTTTGTATGGGTCCTTCCCTAGTAACTTCTCCATCTGGTATGTCTTCTCATAGTGTTGAGTGAGAGAAGTGGTGTCTTGAACCGACCTATGGGGCATGATAGAGTACGTCCGGAAGCCCCAGGGAGTATTGCCCGTTGCACGGAGTTCCAGATTGTGCTGTAGTGCTAAGGCCATGTCCGCGGAGGACAAATCGTGACCATGCGGGTGGTCATGGCTGAGGACGCCTCCCTTGGCTTTTTCCAGCTCCTCGGGCGTAAACTCAATCGACTTCTCCTCGCCGTGCCGCGCGACGACCAGGTCTCCATTGGCATCATAAAGCGCGCCGTACTCGGTAGGGCTATCGGCATACCGCTTTTCGAAAACGTCAAGGTCTTTAAGATGCTTTGGAGCCGTAGCTGCCATACTTATCTCTCTCCGTTATGCACGCATATCCCACCACAACAGAACGAGTTATCTTCTGCCACACTCAAATTATACATTAGGCCCTTAAAAGATAAAGATTGCTTACCGGTGACGGTGGCGTAGCCATAAATACCAAGGATGACGTCACCCACCACGACGCTTTCGGCAGGCTGCCAGACGTCTTCTTCCAAGTGCAGGAGGAGGGGGTGGTCTCCGGTCAGCGTGACGAGGCCTCCACCGGCGTGGATGGAGTAAGCAATGCCCTCGAAGGGTGAGGACCACCGGTTGAGCACCGGTCGCTCACGGTTCAGATGAGTCACGACGAAGTCGTCGAAGAGGATGCGGCTGATGAGACGTCGCTTGCCGCGGGGCATCAGGACGTATTGATCTGAGGCGAGCATGTTATCCTCCTAAGAGCCAATCCAATATCTTACCGGTAAAGAGGTCGGCGATGAGGGAAGCTAGGTCCTCCTCGGGGTTTGCCTCGACGTTGTCTACTTCACCGCCGTCGCCAGAGAGAAGAGCCTGGAGCTGAGAAATCACAGAATTAGTGTCTTCGGTAGTAACCCATCGAACGGTACACATACAATGGGGATGAAAGACTGGTAGATGGGATGTGTCGTTCTTGTCATAAGGACCGCCATCAGCCTCGTCATCGCATTCGTCTGGGACTGTATGAGACGAACTAAGAACCACATTGTATTCTTGAACAAATGGATTTTTTAATGCCGCCGCGTGAGAGGCCAAGGTATGAGCGGACGAAACTTCCGTTCTTGCTAAGCGCATCGCCGAAAAACTGCCGTCCGTTCCATATGGCTTGCCTGTGCGTTTTAAGACTTCACCTGGGGTCAAATAAACTTCTACATCTTTTGAAAGTTCACGAGCACTACGACCGAGCTTAATACCGTCAGCAACCATTGCGTCAAGCTTTGAACGGGTTTCCACAGCTGTTTGCCACACGTGGTCGCTTAAATTGTATCCTTTTGGATCTACGAAAAAATGAAGTGGGTCGTATTCCACCTGAGGCCTAATTTCGGTTTCTCTTATGACAGCTGGACGTTTGACAGCCGTATGACCCAAAACTTCCATTATTTCTGGATGGTCCTTTAGTTTCTGCACCATGAGATGTTGTTGTTCAAGCGCACCTAAAGATACCATTCCCGAAAACGCTGGCCACAATGCGTTCAAAAAGGGACTTGGCGTCTTCATTTGTCTATTGGCTATTGTGTATAGAGAATATTGATGTGTGGGACCAATAAATGCTTGGGTCACTATAGAGCGAAGCTCTTGACGCAGTCGATCCCACTTGGGACGCGGGATAACGTTGTTAGAATCAGAATAACGCAAAATCGTTCCTTGAAGCTGATGCACCAAGGATGTAAAAAAGGTTTTCATGTTCTCCTCATTTAGTTTGAGGAGTCGCAAACGTTCAAGATTGGCCATTTTGTTGAGCCTTTTTCTTTTTTTTATAACGACGACGTGATTCGTAATAGTGCTGTCTTTTTTCTTCTGGAGTGAGTCGCCCTTTTTTATCCCAAAAAAATTTATTAGATTCAGATATTTTTTGACGAGTTTCTAGATTATGATGTTTACCGATCATGCTTCCAGGTTTGCCTTGATTAGCCTTGCTTATTTTTTGTTTAGTTTCTTCTGGCATAGGACCGCGTTTTTTACCAGCTAGACTAATCCGAAGTTTTTCTTTGGTTTCTAAGGTTAAATTACCGCCTTCTCCACCATCAGCGCAATTTGTTAAATCAAGTCCCCAAGTGCGGTATTTAGCAATCCACCATCGTTCCGCCTCTTCCCACAGTTCTTCGGGGACAACTTCTAGCATTTTAAGAAGCGGTTTTTGCCCTTTGTTCATCAATGAACGAATCCAGTTATTACGATGGGTATTTTTGCCATCTCGTGCATCTTTCATGTGCTGACTAAAACGTTTAGTCGGATTCGTCGATTTTCCGACGTACCTAATCGTCTCCGTCTCCGGCTCGCACAAAGCGTAGATGAACACTTCTCGGCTCATTGGTTACAGCCTTTCTCGTTACGGCGAAACCCCGACCCAGAGGGCGGGTGCCGCATAATTAAACGTGTTGTCCAAGTTAAGCTTTTGCAGGTCCGCTCCAGTCATAGAGACCCCTGGTACCGTCGTCACGGACGAAAGCACCGAATCTACTTCTCCAGTATACCCGTCTTCATTCATGGCGCGTTTTACTTCGTCCAGCAGATCGGTATCAATTCGGTCTTCATACTTACTGAAATCTGGCGGCAGGGTATGCTGGACCTTGCTCAGTTCAAGTTCGGCGTCATTGACCAAGCCACTCACTTCGATGGCCGTCTTCGGGCTCAGGAGACCCGCCTGAAGCAATGCGACCATGTACTGCAGCCGCACCATTTCGTTCACGGTGGAGATAGTAGGCCATTGAATCTCAACCGGTGCTACCATGATGCCCGGATTCAACAATGCCCGCATCCTTAACCACTTAGAGAAGAGTTCAGAGAAGCCACCGCGTGCTGCGATACCCACCTCCGGGTCCTCGGTCGCTCCGGTGAGCTGGAGGCGTCGGTACTTAATCTCTTCGACGAAGGGCGGAAGCTGAGACTCCGTCGACGACCGCGACCCGGTCATCTGTCCGCCCCACACAAACTGCGGAATCCGAACGTGTTGCAGCAACAGAGTGAATAAATGGTTCAGGGTATTGGTAATGTCGGTTGTGAAGCCGCTGTTAGGCGACTTAAACGCGAACGAACCGCCTTGGCCGACAAAGATAGCGGGCATTCGGTCAAAGTTCAATACCTCGCGCGTCTCCGTCTCTCCCGCGATGCCAGTGTAGTTCTCGTCCGCCTTAGACAGGTTGGCATTCACCGTCTCTTGGATGTCCGCCATGCCCTCAAACGTCGGGATGGGGTTAGCCACAATCTCAACGCCTTGCATCGTCTTCTGTAGCAAGTCGTCATACCGTGACATCAGTGGTAAAGCCGCCTCATAAATGGGTCGACCATAGATTTCGTTGGTACTTCTGTCGTTAGCGAAGTGGACAATGGGTATCTCATGTAACAGGTTCTCGTAATGGTTAATCACGTCCGGCCGACCGTCAAGGTAATGGATAAGGGTAGAACGCCGCTCCGCCGTGTAGACATCGGTCACGATAGCCCTTTCAAGCTTGGACCGGATGATGTACCGGACTGGTATCCTGTAGTCTGCTGGGCTGTACTCCACCGTCACCGTCTCAGGTGAGGCGAGCGAGAAGGACGAGTCGGCATTAATCACAACGTACTGGTCGCCCAGAGCCATCAGGTCCGTCACTGTCTGCTGAAAGAAAGGTTGATTCCGCTGCACCATATCCCGCAGAATCTGGTTGGTATATTGAATCTGTGGGTCCTCCTTCACCTCGGGTGGTGGAGGTGGCGGGGGCATCCCTGGTCCTCCTGGCGCACCTTGGGCTCCACTAGCCTTAGGATTTGCCTGAGGCTGTCCAGCGGTAGCGGGCATCCGACCCGACCCGGCAGCCTTGGCGTTCCCCGGCGTCGGAGCGCGGTTCGTCACGTTGGGTAGCACCGTCGTGGGCTTCTTGTTAGCCTCAGAAACGACGTTGCCCTTCTCATCTTCCAAATGGTAATCACGGGCTTTGATGGAGGCAGTAAAGCCCGTCGAGAAGATGTAAGACGTCAAGATGCGGATGATGGGGGCGCAAAAGAGACCACCAAGCTCGTAGCCCTTGGCCTTACCGCGACGCAGGTGGTCCCAGAAGACGTAGTCCGACTGGAGCTTGTCGACGTTGAGCAGTACTCTGGCGGCCCAGATGGGCTTGACGTACGTGTAACGCCCAATGATTTCCTTGACGATGCGGCCTTCACCCCTCAGCGTCCTGATGTCGTTGGCGATGGTGGACCGGGTGTACGGCTTTCCTTTGGGCGTCATAATCCCGCGGTCTACTAACGACTGCGAGATTTGCGTCTGCGTCTGCCCCGCCTTATAATACTCCAATACGATATTACGTCTTTCTGCAGCCCTCATTTATTCCTTCTCCAGCCGCAGAATCTCTACGGCATTATCAGTCTGAATATCCCACCTGCTGGCGACTAGTAACGCATCTTTCACCATCTTCTCCGGTTTCATTTTTCGGTTCTCTAACGTGGTCAGAGCGCCCATAGCATATGAAGAACCCGAGCCAATGGAAAAGAACTTACTATTGTAACGTATCACAGAGAACATGTGGTCCAAAGAGTACATTTCGTTTTTGTAGACGATGGCGATATGCCCTATTTCCAATGAACTAACTCCCTCGTCAACGGAAAGTAAACTCAAGTCATCGAGTAGTTCTTGTAGCGAGAGAGTAAAGTTAAATATTGTCTCTTCATCCTCGTCACTTCGCGAGAAATCTAACGGCCCATACTTAAGCACATTTATAACGCGGATAGAGCCAGCTACCCCGAATGCCATATCCAGGTCTATCCGCCTGAAAACCTTAGAGAATGAGGCTTCCACTATCTCCCCACCGTTAGTGATGCGCTTGTCGGCGCCCAGGTAGACAGCATCAGCCGTCTTGAACCCAACAACAGTCGTCATCTTGGCATATCCTTCACTGTGAAGTCCCGATAGAGACCGGTAAAGGGAACTCTTTTTGCCGTTACCTGCTTCGCCGTCAACCAGTTGAAGGCACCAGCGGTGGCATCAGCCTGGTCACGCCTTAGCCCGTTGGGCACCGAGATGAGTTCTTCTATGTACGCAAGGTTCCAGGAGCCACGGATGAGTAAAACGGGACCCGCTTCGGCCTGCGCTGCAAAGGGTTCAAGTCGCTGGTCCTTGTCTCCGGTGGGCTTGTCGGCGTAGACGGAGAACCCGACCAAGTTGCGGATGGTGGCATCCACCGACTCCTTCCCGCCCGACCCAGGCTCTTGCTCCACGTATATCTTGACGTGCCCATACTTTTCCTCATCACTCTTAGCGGCGTCTTTGATGGCGTTCTCCCGCTGTAATGCCGACCACCAGCCCTGGATGGCGTCCAAGACGTAGACGTTATTGTCCGCGTCTATCCCCATCAGGATGCCAGCGGTGGCGGCCCCGTGTTTTTGACCCATATCGTAGGCCGTACCAGCTTTGTCCCAATACCGCACATATGCCTTAAGGGGAGGCGTCTGGTCCACGACCAGATTAAACCATTCACGTTTTAACCGGTTACCTTCCAGCGCCCTCGGTGTCTGCTGGTACTCCGCCGCCCAGACCATGGGACCGACGTCCGTCTTAATCTCCTCCATCGTCTTCTTGGAGAAGCGGCGGGGAGACGCTACCTCGCCGGGCGCGCGGCCAAGAGGGTCCGGAGTGTAGGGGATGTTAAGGAACCTATTGTTGACGGCGCGCTCCTCATCCGTCTCGGCGAAGGCGGGGACACGGACGATGTTCCACCCCGGCGACTGCAGCAGACGACCGGCGAGGTCGTCCTCATGCCAACGCGTCATGATAAGTAGGATAGCGCCCCCTTCGCGGATACGAGTACGGAAGACGCCCAGGTACCAGCGCCACACAGCATCCCTAATGAACGCGGACTGCGCGTCTTGCCAGTCCTTAAAGGGGTCGTCGATGATGGCAAGCTCAGCACCGAAGCCGGTAATACCACCGCCCACGCCTGCCACTTTCATCGCACCGCGAAAGGGAGGGGCAAGACGCCACATCCCAGACGCCCTCGTGTCAATACGGAGGGAGTGCATCGGGAAGAGCTTGCGGTACTCCTCTGAGACGATGACGGCCCTGACTTGCTTGGACTTATCCGATGCCAGGTCGTCGTTGTAGGAGGAAAGAATCATGTCTTTATTAGGGTTCTTCCCCATCCAGAAAGCCGGGAAGTAAATGCTGGCCATCTGCGACTTACCGACCTGCGGCTGGCACGTAATAATGAGGCGTTTCGTCTCGCCCGTCATCACCTTCTCGAGCTCAGTCGCCATCAAAGAGTGGATGGGGTCCAAGATGTACCCAGGGTTGATATAGCAGCAGAACTTCGCCAGCGACTCCCGTTGTTCCTGGTACAGCTCGTATTCCACTTCACGACGACGCCGCAGCTCAAGCTCAGCCGCTGCACGTAACGCCGCCTCCTCCTTAGACAGTTTAGGCATTACCCTTGCCCCGCAATCTTTTTAAGCTCGTCGTCCGACAGGTTCTTCAGGTCGATGGCGAGGTGCGAGTTCTCCGGGGCGTCCAGACCCAGCAGCTCGCGGCGTGCCTGGGAGACTCGGAGGTACCGGTCGATAGCAGCCAGGTCGCCCTTCTTGACCGCGACGTCAAGGACCGTCATAATGTCGTCCAGGCGTTCCAACTCCATCACCCTCCAAAGATTCGCATCCTCGACTTGTTCTTGTTGCAGCTTCTTAAGCACAATCTTGACGTCGGCACCGACGGTAGAGGTAGTGACGCCCAGCTCTTCCGCAATCTGCTTATTGGTTTTGCCAGACTTTTTCAGCCGAAAGACCTCGGCCCGCCTATCCTCAAGCCTGGCTTTCAGCACTCCCGGCGACAACTTTTCCATCATTCCCCTCTCCATTCCCGCTAGCCACCCTGGCTAGCGTATCGATTAGTCTATCTCTATCTGCTTTATAGATAGATACTTCTTTTTCTAACGTAGCCTTACTGACCTCTAAGAGGTGAACTTGAGCTACTAATTCTTTTTCGCTAGCCTCAAGTTCAAAGACACGCTTTTCCAACATAGAGTATTGGCTCTTCAGAAGTTCCATCCCGTTGACAGCGCTTTGCTGCTTCAGAATAACCTC